GGGTCATCTCCTCAGAAATATATCTTTTAATTTTGTCTATATGATTGACATACGACTCTTTACGAGGCCGCAGTTGGTGAACATACCCTTGAAGTGACATCAATCTCTCCATTTACAAACATTTATTAATATTTATATAACAAAGAAACTGATGTTTGTCAAGAAATTTAATTAGCCATAATGCGATTCTGGTTCAAGTGCGATATAATATTCAATATCTTATCAAACATTTCTTGAATAATATATTTGCTATCATAATAAGAATATACTTCATATGATTTATTTCTATACTCATCTCTCAGGTCTTCATTAGCAGACAGCTCTTGTATCAAATCTCTACACTCTTCCATGTTGTCATAAGAAAGCCATATTGTTCCACTATCCAACTCTGTTAAAGGTTTATCATAGTAACGATGAATACAAATATCACCGTATTCTTTTCTGAATACAGGTATCGCTCCAACTGCAACAATTTCTAAATGGGTATACTCTAGGGATTTTTTGATAAATCTGTCCTCAAGTAAAGATAGCTGATAACCAAATCCACATTTAGACATCCTATTCAGCATTTCTTTATTGTTATAATCACCAAAGACTGTCGCATCCTTTCCATATCTATCTTTCAAGTCTACGGTGTCTATTTTTGAGACAACTTCATCAAAAAACTTATTCCTGTTTTTTAACTCCATAAAAATAGGACTCTTATCTATTCCTTCAAACGTGGTTAAGTGACCCAATTCTTTTAAATACTTATTATGGAAGTCAAACATCATGTCATAGTTTTTCCATCTCGCAGTCCGACCTATCCATTTGTGATGCTTCATATCTTGATCTTCAACAGATTTATGATATTCCTCATAATGAGAAAATGATATTCCCGGCTGCATCAAATGAATATCTCTTTCCCTCATATCAAAAAGATTTGGGGTATTTACCATATCTGCAAAATCACCAGTGTCAGAGTGTGCAAATATTATGTCTGACTTTTCGTAAGAATCTTGTAATACTGAATTTCTTCTTAGTGAAGACTTGTTATGATCATGCTGAATAAACACCTTATATACGTCTAAATCCAAAAGTGTAGAAAACATATCTTGACATTTTTTACTGTGACTAACGGCCGGTAGCGAATTGAATATAATTATATCAGAAGATTTACAGCCCTCATATACCTCATCAAAATCATCTCTATCAAAACGCACATGAACCAAATTCTGTATCTCATGAGAGTTGTTCCTAGACCACCTTTTATCCTTAGATGCATATACCATAGGAGTATGGGAGTTGTTGAGTAACCACCTCTCGAGCTCCACAGTGTATTTTGTAACACCGCAGCCTTCAATTCCCCTACCTAATACTATAGAGATTTTCATTCGGCAGCTAGTAAGACTTTATCGATTTCATCAATGTTAAGTGGTTTAGAATCAATAATATCTTTGTTCCAATATTTAGAGCTTGCTCCACATTGATCACAGATTTCTTCTTCGTTAGTAACAGTTTGGTTCGCTGTTATGTTGAAAGATATTTTTTTTGAATCTTCAAGAAAATACTCCTCAAACTCCTCTTTTGAGCACAAAACAACATCAGAAAGAATACGTCCAACTTCTCTTGCTTGAGAGGTATCTGGTAGAATAACATCAACACCATTTGCTTCAACAATCATCTTTTTCTCTTCAAGAGACAAATGTTTTAGAGAGTCAAAAGAGTGATCATTTAACTCTCGATAACAGGCAAAGAGACGACTACCACGACCGACAACCTGTACACCAAAATCTAAAATTGGTTCTCCATAAGTATCCTCTTGTGTGGTAACTCTCCAAACAACAACGGTTTTTAAACTGTTAACACTCATGCCTTGATAGCATTTATCAATAACAAGCATGATTGTAACTGGATCATACGGATCATCCATTCTTCTCTGTAAGTCCATATCGTCATCAAGAATTTCGACACAACCACTCACAGATTCTAGGGTCACACCACTTTGATTGGTGATACCATAAATCTTGTCTCTTTTATCATATCCAGCTTCTAAAACAAGTCTATCTACCATCCTTCTAACCTCTGCTGGATGACACATAAACTCCTTAGCATTTGTTCCGCCGGTGCGAATTATCATAGTTTTCTTAATACCTGTTTCTAACTGAAACTCTCTCATCTCCTTTAATTTAGCCAAGACAAGTTTTTCGATAGTTGTGCCACCATACTCACATTTATTCCGACACCATTCTTCTCCTAAATCTATGTTGTAATACTCTACAGAGTTTAAATATGCAAGTTTATCTATCGTTAGATTCTTTGGAGGCAACTCATTTATGACTTTACATTGTAGTTTACCATTATATAAAATCTTTCCAGATTGAACATTAGTAGGAGTAGCAGTTAACCAAAACTGATAATTAGTCTCACAGCCCTCTAACAATCTGTATAGAGAAGCTTTATAAGATTTTGGACTAGAACTGTGGCCACGAGAATCTTTATATAAAGTCCAATCGGGAACTAACCATGAATGTGCTTCATCAATAAATATTGCATATTTATTTCTTGCAAAAGTGTTCATAATCTGCATGAAATTTTTTCCAGCTGGAGCAATCAATTGATGATGTATTGTAACTAATACAACTTTTTTTCCAGACAACAAAAAGTCTTTTGCATCTGTAAAGTTATCAACAACTTTCACCTTTCCGTCTCCAAAATTTTTAGACATTGAGTTTTTAAAATGCTCAATATTGAGGATTCCGTAGTTGGGGGCAGATACTACAGCTAACTTGATATCCCCATTATTGAAAAGATGCGGTATCATCTTATGTGCAGTTAGGTGAGTTTTGCCCTGACCAGTTTTACCTTGAATAAGGGCTGCAAGATAATCAATATCTTTTTTGTTTCTCAGTTTAGCAACCCAATTTAAAAAGGGAAACATTATATAGTCTTCTGCTGTTTTGAGTTTTGTTTTCTTTATCTCAGCATCTAACTCAAGATTTATGTTTGAAAATTTTGCCATTACAAAAATTCACTTTCATTAGTAGTTTTCATTATCACTATACACATAGTACCATACGATACATAGTATGTCAACCCCTATATGAGAACAGAAAGGTAGGGTCACGAAAAAAATCCTTCAACTTACTTTTCTCTGAAAATTTCTCAGGATTGATAATTACTTTTTTCACCTATTTGTCTCCATAACGTGATTCTGGTTCAAGTGCGATATAATATTCGATATCGACACTTGTGTTTTTGAAGTGACTAATCTTCTTAGAGCTCACCGAGACATCATATGTGCCAGACATCAGCTTCAAGTTCTCAACTTTAAACCAAAAGCCATAGTTAAGATGCTTAACATCCTGTGCAACACTCATGCTAAACGCATTTGCAGTTTGGTTCTTTTTATCTGTCACCCGAAGACTGCCATTCTCTAACACCATGTCAGGGGCTCCGATAACCGCAGCTGCCTTAGTTATATTAGATAGTTCATCACTAGACAATGTAAACGAAACTTCACACTCTGGCATTTCAATCGGTTTAGAGACAGTGGTAACCACGGAAGGGTCCGAGTACCAGTATTTACAAGATGAAGTTTTGCCCTCATTGCTTATCATTACATATTCATCCTCAAAATCTAACTCTGGATTTTCAAATAAAGATAGTGCAGCAAGAAATTCATTCAAATCATATATTGCAATATCCTTCTCAAAAGTCTCCTCGACTTTTGCCTTGGACACAATGTTTTTCATGCTCGACATTGTTTGAACGAGATTATTGCCTGCATCAATTTTAAGATTCTGATTGATAGACGAATAGTTTTTCAATACAGAAATTGTTGTATCACTTAGTTTCATTTTCACTCTCTTCCATTTGATTAATGTATAATGCTATAATACCATAGTGGATAACTTTTAGCAAGTCCCTTTTGTTCTTTCCACCTTTTTTTCCATATCGCTGTGCATATTTCATAATGTTCCCGATACAAAAACCCTCACCGTGTCCACCGTCTATTATGAACTCTGTAGCTTGAAACCTATTCTTACTATAGTGTTCATCATATGTGGAGTCGATGTATTCTTTCAACTCAGCAAGTGTTTTGCCTTCGTTATATTTGTAGTCTATTTTTTCCAAGCTTCATCCTCTTTTGCTTTTGCAAGAATTTTTTGATCTAACTTATGTTGTTCAATCGTTTCATAGTATTGTTTTTTGGCTTCCTCAGAAGCACCTCTTAACATATACTCATCAGAGAATTGAACATTCCAATTCATTGCGATTGACAACCTTTCACCCTCTCCAAAGAATGGATACACCTCATGATGTAACCAGTTTGGAAAGATGAACATTTGACCGACAGTAGGTTTAAGATAACACTGTCCATGTGGTCTTAACATCTCAATATCTTGGCCGTGTCTTGGGTTCCAAATCATACAAGTCCACCCATCAATACCACCAGCAGCGTTTGTGAGTTGTGGAGTAGTGCCGTTAGGTAAATTACCTGTCTCTTTTATATCAGCAAATTCTTTTGTCAGTTGTTCACTCTCAATAAGGTCATTCCACTTCTCTTCGATACAAGGTGGATTTTTCAACCACATGAAACCAGACAGTCCAGCCATCGTCGCAGTGCCATGAGTGTGTAGAGGATTGTAGTCACCAGCATAAGCATGATTACTCCAAATCTCAAAACAATCTGACCTTGCTTCCACTCCTAACATTTCCTGTAAATATCTGTCTCCAACAGAGTCAAATATTTTTTTCAGTAACTTTCCTACGTCATTGTCCATATCAAAACTTAGTTGTTTCGACCTCTCATCATTCTTGAGCTGACCGACAAGTTTTGAACCATGACTCTCACCATTTTCTGATAGGAAGTCTGTCTCAGCAATAATCTCTTCGACTATCGCAGTATCAAACTTTGCACTACCAACAATCACCGCTGGTTTAATGTGTTGCTCCATAGGTATTCTATGTGCTATAGACGGTGTTTCATCGGCTGGTTTATTTTCTTTTCCAAATATTTTTGTATTGGGTATTAATTTAAATGCAAGAGAAATTCTTTTCGGTGTATTCTCATTGTTGAACGCAAGACCTCTGTGTGGGATTTTTCCCTCAAACACCACAGATGAATTATACTCAGGCAATACGCTTTTGATTGTGCCTGATTTTTCTTGAAACTGTGTTTCTCCACCCCAGTGAGGTGAAACATCAGGATTTAAATATGTTAGATGAGTATAACCAATATCACTATCTGGATGCCACTCACCATCATGGCCAGAATCTTGACCATTAAAGTATACTCTTTCTAATTTAAAATTACTATCTAACTTAGAGTTAACATACTCAAGCAGTTCAGTATTGAAATACTCAATGTCAGAGACATCATACATTTCAAAACTACTTTTATCTTCATGGGAACTTCTTTGAGATGTCCAATTTGGATTTTGCAGATAACCACGAATAATTTTCAAATCGCTATCTTCAAAGAAATTTTCATAAACTTTAATCATAATATAATCCTAAAGGAATAGGGGGGTTTTGTCAACCCCCCTTTCCAATTATTTTACCTCAATAAGTCGAGGCTTCTTTTCTTCTGGAATAACACGTTCCAGTTCAATACGAAGCAATCCATTCTCTAGACTCGCACCGTTGACCACAATATCGTCAGCCAGTGTGAATTTACGATCAAATTTTCGGTAAGAAATACCACGATGATATGTATATTCATCTGCGGGCTCTGCCTTCTTATCTGATCTAACCGATAGAGTACCATCGGCTACTTCCACCTCAATATCGTCTTTACTAAAACCAGCAAGAGCGATTTCGATTGTATAGTTATAGTCACCCCCTTTTTGGATGTTGTATGGTGGAAACCCTGAGCTCTGTACATTATTAGTAACGTACTTCTGGAGTTGATCGAAGACTCGATCATATCCAACCGCATAGGGTGTAAGTTGATTGAAGTTATCAAATAGATTTAGTGCTTTGCTTGTAACCATTGTTTATCTCCTTTACTAAGCAAGATTGTGTTTCGTATCCCATAAGGCGATACTTGTTAAAGTGA